CCTACCGTGTACCCTACCCGTCTGTTGTGAACCATCTAACCACTCCTTAGCCAGCTTCCAACGTGTCTCCAAGACCTTCCATGCCTTGAGGCCTTTGACTGCCTGAGGTGCAGTGTCAGGTATGGTTGCTAAATTTTCTGGGCAAATTTTATAACTATCCCCACCTTTTGTTTTGACTGTAGGTTTCCAACCCAGTGTGTCAAGACGTTTGTTGATCTGAGTAGGTGATGCAAGGTTGAACTCCTCCCACATAATCTTAGTGTAGTCACCCTGTACATTGCAACCATCCATCAGTTGATTAGCCCAGATGCTATTGTCCTTCTTGTACTTGAGTACCACATCCTTGACCTTGACAGCAATAGGAACCATGAACTCTTTGATCTCTGTCTCAATGCGGTTAGTCTCTCGAAGGCACACAGTATAGATTTCTTCAGCTAAATCAGTGTCAAGTTCAAATCCATCAGCCTGTTGTTGACACATTATCTGGTGTACTTGATACTCCAAGTTGATACTTGACTGGCTGAACTTCTTGCCTTCTCTCATCAGCTGGAGGTACACCAACTCAGTGACCTTAACATCCTGCTTGCAGTAATCCTTCATCTCATCTGAGTACTGTGACCAGTCATCGAACTCACCCTTGTACTCACCAAGGTGCTTGCCCCAGTCCATCAGCCTGTGTCCACCCTTACGGTTAGGGTCAAACATACGAGACAGTACGAGGGTGTCAACCTGCTTGGACAGTGGGATCTTGTAGCCCCATAGCTTCTCAACAACTGGTACATCAAAGCCAATACCGTTGTGAGCTATCCACTTGGTGACACCCTCAGCAAACTTAGCAAAAGATTTAGGGCCACGGATGATGTAGTTCTTAGCTACACCTATCTCCTTGGCTACCATGACATGAATGACTGTAGGGTCCAAGCCATCTGTCTCTATGTCGAACACTACCTCCATGATTTTTTTACTAACACAATTTTGTAGTCAGGGGCTACCCATTTACTGCGTGTTTTGAGCATTTCTACAGCGTAAAGCAACCAGTCTATAGCATCTTCGTTTGTCTCATGTAGTGGACCAACTTCGTTCCAGAAAGAGATTTGCTTAAAACCGTTCATTACTTGAAAGTACTCATTTTTCATATCTTATCCTCCGTAACTTGTAAGTCTGCCTGTGTGACGTGAGTACAGTAAGCTATCTGCTACCCCTGTCTCACCAGTGAATCGGTTCTTGATAACACGTACCTTTGTGGTGTTACGTTCCAACTCATCATCTGCCTGTGTGTTTCTCTCTAGGGCAATGATGATGTTGGACAGCTGACCGATACCTGCTGTACCCCTGATGTCTTGTAGATTGACAGTACCTCCCTCCTCTGGTGGCTTACGGTTCTTGTCACGGTTAAGGTGTGACACCATCAGTAGACAGATGTCTAGCTCAACTGTCAAGGTCTTTAATTTAGTTGCTATCTCATCCAATGCCTTGCGTTCATCCTTGGCATGATCACTTACAATAATACTGATGTGGTCAAGGATGATGTACTTGCAGTCACACGAACGAGCAAGATAACGAACCATGCTAACAATGCGTTCAGGAGTATTACTACCGAAAGAGTCATAAAGATAGACACGACTGCTCCCAAGAGTTGCGTGATAGGCGACATCAAATTCTTCCTTTGTATATTCTGTATCGGGTAGGTGTAACATCTTGTCTGCGTGGATGGACATAATGCCCAATCCTGTGTCCCGTACTGTTTCTTCTAGGAACATAGTCCCTACGTTGCCCTTGTCCTGCTGTACGAGGCTGTACAGTATCTCTCGCATCACCTGTGTCTTACCTACACCAGTACCTGCAACAAAGGTAACCAACTCACCAGTACGCAGGCCCTTGGTCATATCGTTTAGACCATCGAAGGGGTAAGGTACACAGTTATAGGTTGGGGGTGTACTAACCTTCTCGTATAGGTCAAGGCCAGAGATGATACCATCAGGTGTGAAGGGGCCAGCCTTACGGTGACTGTCAATGAACTCATGCTCACGGCTCTGCTTGATGTAGTCATTAGGATCTTTGAGGGTCATCTTAACGAGGCGTACCTTACGTGGATCAAACAACTCAGCTACAGCTAGTGCTGCTTCCTGTCCTGCCTTGTCACTATCGAAGCATACGTTAATCTTATCAAAGCTATCAAGCCATTCATAGTTACGTTTGCAATCCTTGACTGCACCTGATGCACCGTTGATCACTGACACACATGGCTCAGACATGAACATCATCTGGTATGCAGCCATTGCATCGAACTCACCCTCAGTAATGGTGACTGACTTACCCCCTTTAGAGAATGCTGCCTGCCCAAACAGGTCAGCCTGTGCATTGCCATTGAACTTGAATGTCTTATCAATCAGGCCACGTTGCTTGAAGCCTGTTGGCTTACCGTTCAGGGTGTAGATCAGGCTGACCTCATTACCTGATGTCAATGCCTTGTACTTCTCAGCCACAGCCTTAGTCAAGCCACGACTAGGGATAGCTGATGGTGTACCCTTGATGGGTGGCAATGGCTTAACTGAACTCAACTGTGGTGTCATACTGTCCTCCTCATCATCATTAAATGTTTTAGTTTTACAGACGTAACAGTATGCCCCGTCCTCGTGTGGGTACATGCCATCACTACTCCCGCAACTTTGGCATGGTTGGTGTTTCTTGTAGTCGTACTCCATCGAATAGTTCAAAGTCTTGTGCCTCCTTTATCTTAGCTACACACTTAGGGCAGGGTGACCAGTCTTGGGTTATCTCTTCCCAGTATATCTCAGTGCCATCAGTACGAGCATTACATATGTAACATCTCATTAATCTTCCTCCTGTTTACCGAATAGTACCCGCATTACAACTAGCTTAACAGCTATGTAAGGCCAGATCAAGGCTGTCATTAGGTAACCTGTGGTATGTTCTTCTTCATCAGCATTGAAAGCCTCAAAGAAAAAGAGTATACCTAACAGGTAAAGAACTAAAGCCCCATACAAAAAGTCTATTGTCAATTTATTGTCTTCCTTTTTATTCTGTACATACCCTCAGTCTGCTCCAATGAAGTCACAATGTCAAGCAGCTGAGAGTAAGAAATAACTATGGTGTCTTGTGTGTATTCTAAGGCTGACTCGTCCTCCTGTACTAAGCACACTGTTTGATCTGAGGTAAAGTACACCTCAACATCTTCATGCTCTCCTGTATCATCCAAAGATACAACCTTGATCCCTTCAAACTCGAACTCTACGGTATACACTACAACTTTTCCTTACCGTTGAGTTGATTGATACGCATCTCAGCATACCTGATCACCTTCTCTAAGTCAATGATCTCACTCTCAACCTGTGACTTGCCTGCGTATAGCTTGTACCCTGCCCTGCTACTGTACTTGATCAGGTTACCACGCCAGAACTCAAAGTTATTACGCATGATGTAGGTGATAGGTTCAATAGGCCACCGTACATAGTGGTCAGGCTCGTTGACGACATCCTCTTTGTTGTGTTCAGCCAATACACTCTCCTTAAAATCATGATCTCTCATAGGTTTGCTCCACCTGTTTACTGCCTGCCTAAACACTGACCTCTGCCTCTCCTCTTCTGACATGCGTCTAATCATTATCGGACTTATCCCACTCAGCATCCAAGCCAGCCTTGACTAACGATACAAAGCCTACATTGAAGATAGACCTGTATGTTTCTGGATCACACTCTAGTTGTAGTGTAGCACTACCATCTTCATGTTCATCTATCTCTATTATTTTTATTATATCATTCATCTATCTTCTCCTTGCTGTATTTACGAAACCTTTTATTGTAGGCACGTTTGATTTTCTTTAACTGACCAGCCTTCCACAGGTAAAACCTACGTGCCTTAGTGAGGCCATCATATTCATCTCCACCCTTCATGGGTATACGCTTGGTCATTCATCCTCTCCTACTACTGGGGTATTAGTAATGTCAAGTATTATCTCTTAACTAATACGGTGATGTCACTAGTGTCTCCACGGTTTTGTCAAGGCAGGCCAAGACACAGGAAATAACCTATCCATGTGCCTATTGATGTGCCATGCGACTAAACGTGTCTCGTACTGTGTGTCAGACTTACACCGTAGGTTACACATGTCAGCGAAGGCATCAAGGCTACCTGACCAGTACCACTCAGTCATGGTAGACTGTGGTAGTACCATACGTGCTTGTTCAGGTGCTACCCCATCTGCC